ACAAAACCGCCCGGAGGCGGTTTCACATAAAACATTTTGCATCAGCGACCAATCACCACAACCTGACCACCATCCCCTTCGTCTGCCGTGCTGATCTCCTGAGAGACCACCCGCGACCCCACGCGCATTTCACCGTACAGAACCGGCAGAACATTGCCCTGGGCAACCATGTTATCCAGTGAGGAGAAATAGGTGTTCTGTTTGCCGTTATCCGTTGTCTGTGTACGGGGAGTTCTGGCTTTCGGTGCCAGCATCTGCGCCACACCACCGAGCACCATACTGGCACCGAGAGAAAACAGGATGCCGGTCATACCACCGGCCCCAATGGCTGCCCCCCATGCTGCAAGGGTGGCCCCGGCGGTAAAGAATGATCCGGCAATGGCGGCAGCCCCCAGAACAATCTGGAATACGCCACCTGACTTGGCCCCGGCGACTCTGGGAACAATATGAATCACAGCGCCATCAGGCAGAGTCTCATGTAACTGCGCCGTTAACCCGGACGTGCTGACGTCCCGCCCGGCAATCCGTACCTGATACCAGCCGTCGCTCAGTTTCTGACGAAACACCGGGAGCTGTGTGGCCAGTGCGCGGATGGCTTCAGCCCCCGTTTTCACACGAAGGTCGATGCGGCGGCCAAATCGTTGCAAATCCCCGTAAAGGCAGATGCGCGCCATGCCCGGTGACGCCAGAGGGAGTGTGTGCGTCGCTGCCATTTGTCGGTATACCTCTCTCGTTTGCTCAGTTGTTCAGGAATATGGTGCAGCAGCTCGCCATCACCACAGTAAATGGCGGCATGATTCGGCACCGATGAACCAAAACAGCACAGCAGCACATCGCCCGGCTGCGCCTCTGTCAGTGCGACACGGTAAAAACCCGTTGCCTCCATATTGTCAAGATAGAGATTCTGACCGTTACGCCACCAGTCATACCCGCGATGAAAATCCGGCATCTCAATCCCCGCCAGATGATAAGCATCCCGGAACAGCGTGTAACAGTCCGTCGACCCGTGCTCAAAGCGCCGCCCGGTGAGATGCGGCACACAGCGGAACTTATGAATCGCCCCCCGGCAGACCAGCCACCACGGCAAATCACTCTGCACCTGCAGCCGCCGGTCAGCATCACTCAGCCAGGGCAGACCACCGGGATGACTGTGGACCAGCGCCACAATCTCACCCTGCATTTCTGCCTGCAGCCAGTCCTCCGGAGCCATCCGGAAATAATCCTCCGGCTCACCGGAGATATTCACGCAGGGAAAATATCTTTCCCCCTCCGGCGTTCTCACCACGAAGCCGCACGACTCCGCTGGCGCACATCGCCGGGCGTGCGCCAGAATCGCTGATTCTGTCTCTGTCATGGGATTACTGCGAAAGTTTGTTAATGGAAAGGAAGCCGCCAAAGTTGCAGACGTTATTGCGAAACTTACAGCCACTCAGGCATTTGCTGCATTTATCCTTCGTGATATCGGACGTCGGCTGGTCATATTCATCCGCGACAGCCGGACCGTGATAACCGCACTCATCACCGCGATAGGTCCAGGTGCAGGTGTTGGCCAGCATGATACGTCCCGGAAAAACAGCGCCGTCCGTTTCCGTCGGCGTGGACAGTACAAAAGAGGCACTCACCGCGCTCAGTTCGCTGCACTGCTCAATGCGCCAGCGGCTGATCACCTCCTGCTCCGGATCGGCGTCACTGTTTCCGTTGACGAAGTTCACCGCATCCAGAAAACGGGCGTAAACCTTACGCCTGACCACCGTTCCGCCGACCAGACTCTGCAGGTCTTCCGCCATCCCGGTGACCATGCCGTGCAGGTTAGAAACCGTCAGTGTCGGACGGGCAGCACTGCCCTTGCCATTCAGTTCAAAACCACTCCCCTGAATGGGATACGCCTGATACTGTCGCCCCTGCCAGGTGACCGGCTCACCTTTTTCGTTCTGCTCATTACAGAAAAAATAACGTTCTCCACCGACCTCTGTCAGATCGATTTCCCAGAGCACCACGCTGGCCGACTGCTCCGCACGGGTGCATTCATTCAGTGTTTCCTGCTGTATATCCTGCATCAGTTCACCACCTGCTCAAAATCTGCCGTTACAGTCACCCATAACGCCCCAACGCGTGTCGACCATTTACGACAAACCACCCTGACTGGTTTCCAGCCATAAGGCGGCACCCACTGAAACGCCCTGACACCGCCATGCCGCGCCAGAAAATCCTCCAGTGACTGATGTTCTCCTTTACGTATCCGGATAGTCACACTGTAAACAGACAATAAATTATTCAGTCCTGCCGGTCGCCGCTGTTCATAGCCATCCCCCAGCTTTACCGTCAACACCTTCGGTTCCGATGCCACTGTCATATCAGGACGAATTTTCCAGTGAAACGTCTCCATTACCGATACACTCCGCTTAACTGACCGCCATCACGGGACTGCTGTTGCATAAAGTCCGCTGCAGCTTTTTTCCCGAGGTCATAAACCACCTTCAGGGCAGCCGGACCTATCTGCCCGTTCGTACCATCGTTATTGATCGCGATGTTGTACTGCGGGGCAAACATCACCATGCCTGAACCACCAATATCCGCCACAACACCCAGCTTACCGTCGGCACCACGACGCAGTGGCAGAATGGCTTCAGGCCCCGCTTCTCCCATCACCCCCGCGCCTTTTGCAAAGGCAAAAAACGTCGGGCGGTTAACCACTGAGCCACTGTAACGGCTCAAATCCGCAGACTGATAAACACCGCCATCCGCATTGGGCGTCACACTGGCAGCGGATGCGCTCCCCCAGCCAAACGCCGAACCAATCCCCTTCACCGCCTGCATAATGGCCATCTGCGCCATGATTTTTGCCAGGTCGGAAAGAAGCGAGGCGGTAAAGGATTTGAAATTCAGTTTACCTGTCGTGCAGAACGTCGCCAGTGCATTACCTGCACTGTTAAATGCCGCTGTAAACATCTGCTCAGCAGTTCCTGCCGCATTATCCGCATCTGCCGTAAAATTCTGAAACGCCCGCATGGCACCGTTTTTCCAGTCTGCCTGCATCAGTTCCTGCTCCTGCCAGTAGCGTCTGTTTTCGTTCAGTTGCCGGTTAAGACTGTCTGTCAGCGTCTGCTCAGCATTCCGGTATTCATCTGTGCCATATGTTCCTTTCCGCTTACTGTCACGCTCCAACTGTTCCCGCTGCTGCTGATATTTTTGTTGCAGACTGAACTGTGCCTGGTATCGCTGACGCTGTTTATCCCCCATCCCTGTCGTGGCGATATCCAGGTCATGTTGCTGACGCAGAACCCGCTCCTCTTCCGCCAGCTGGCTGGCAAGCTGAATGGATTTTTTCTTAAGGTCATTCAGCGCCGTCTGCTTCTGCAGCTCCTGCTGTTTTGCATCCAGCAGCGTCAGCGCCTGAATCAGTTCATCCTTATGCGCCAGCACGCTTTTTTCATCTGCCGTCAGCTTTTTACCGGCTAAATCACTGATACGCTGCTGCAGGGCCAGAAGCTGCTTATGCGCTTCCGTCATTTTTTTCGTGGTCAGTCCCGCGGACTGTCTGGCGGCGGCGATCTGCCCCTCCACCTGCGCCTGTTGCTGGCTGTACTGCAGTAATAACCGGGTGGCCTCATCATTACGGGTGGCAGGCGTTTCTTTCTTAATGGCTTTTTTGTGACGTTTATTTTCACGCTGTATCGCTGCGTCCCTGACCGACTGATCTGCGTACTGCATGGCATTAATACGCGCAATTTCACGCTGATGTCGTGCCGCTTCCGTTTCGTTCATCCGGTTCAGCGCGGCATTTTCAGCATTCCGGCGTTTCTGTTGCTCCTGATAATTCCGCTCTGCCTGCTCTTTTGCATCCTGTAAATCTTTCTGGCGCTTTTTCTCCTGAAGTTCATCAAGGCGCTGCTGGTCGTATTCCACTGTGGTGGATGCATTTGTCCAGGGCGATTTTTTCGCACGCTGAATTTTTTCCTGCAGCGCCGCAATCTGCGCATCAAGGGAATCATTACGCCCGATATTCATGGCGGCATCCCAGAACTGCTTCCACCAGTCAGATAAGGTTTGCAGCGTACTGCCCAGCGCATTGAGATTATTATCAATATCAGATGTGCGTTTACCGGTTTCCTCTGCCAGCGCTGACATGGCGATCCGGGCAGCATCACTGGCACGCCCCTGTTCCCCGAGAACACGGATTTGTTCAAGCTGGGTGGCAGTCAGGAAATGCAGTTCATTATCCAGCGTCCTGGCTGCATTTACCGGGTCATCCTTCAGTCGCTTAAACTGACTGATGGTGTCGCTGACAGACTGCCCCACTGAACTTTCCATTTGCGCGGCAGCTTTCGCCACCATGGCGATATCACCTCCACGAAATGCACCGCTGCCAACCGCCTGAGCCAGCGCACTGGCTGCAGCATGTTGCGTGATACCATTCCCGGAAATGGCGCGACTGAGAGTCCACAGCTGTCCGGTAGTGATGCCCGCATAATGCCCTGTCAACGCCAGCTGACGATTAAACACCTCCCCCTCCTTCTGACCGTCATACCAGGCCTTTCCCAGCCCGACAACAGCAGCAGTGAGTCCACCGATAACCCCGCCGACAGCCATGCCTTTCGGGGACATCAGCGCGTCAATCCATCCGGCACGGTTAGCCAGGGTGATCCCGGAGCCACGAAGCGCACCGAAATTACCCCGGGCAATTTCACCTATCAGAACACCTATCTCCTGGCGGGCCGCCGCACTTTTCAGCCCCAGCGAATGCGTGACCTTCCCGGCTTTTTCCATTTTGCTGATATACACCTCAGCCGCACTACTGACACCCAGCTGCGCGGCTTTTGCCCTGAGCAGCTCCGTGGATGAAAGATTCTGAGCGGATACCTGCTCCTTCAGCCGCCGGATAAAGGCCGTCTTCTGGCGGGTGGCGGATTCTTCAGCCTGAGCCAGCACGCGGGTTTTTGCCGTCACTTCGGAGATTAACGCCAGATAATCCTGCTGCGCGATGCCACCATTGTTTCTGGCCTGACGGACCTGCTGCTGAATACGCTGCAGCTCCTGCAGTCCGGCCCCCGCCTGTTTCACACTGTCAATCTGACGATAAAATGCAGCAGCGGCTTTATCCTGAGCAGCAGCCAGTGCCGCCGCCTGCGCCTGCTCCTCACGCATTTTCCGGTTCAGGGCATCAAGTCGCTGACGGGTCTGTTCCACATCCTCTGACAACGAAACATGCGCCTGCGCATTCCCCGCCAGTGCCTGAGTCTGTTTCACCGCGGTAGTCGCCGCCTGCTTCTGACTCGCTTCAAACTGTCTGACCCGCGCTTCTGCGCGCGCCGCTTCGCTGGCGGTACCATTGAGTTGCGCTTTAATACGCGGAAGCTGTTCCTTAAAATCAGCCGTATCAACACTTAAATCAATAACAAGGTCAGCTATCTGGCTCAATTCTTATTCCTCCCGCGATACCTTCCCCCAGAAACATCAGCTCTTCATCTGTCCGGACGGGCGCTTCTGTCTCTGAAGGCAACAGGCTGAACATATCCGCCGCCACGGTTTTTCCGGAAACCATCTGCACAATCAGCGTTTTCAGTGTGGCAAATTGCGCATCCAGCCACACATCACTGAAACTCTGCCGCCGGAAATAATCCCCCCACTCTCCCAGTTCTGTGGCTGACATTTCTGACAGCATTCGCCGCCAGTCGCCCCGCCGGAACTCCCGGGCCAGCCGCATGACAAACTGCATTTCCTGCGTCAGGACTTTTCCGGCGTCAGCACCTCCTTCACGTCATCCCCCTCTGTCGCCACTGTCAGTGCCATACCGCTCAGCGCCAGAATGCTTTCCGCCGCCATCCCCAGCGCATCCCAGGACCATGTCACGCGCACGGAGGAAAAAAGCGCCGCCACATTCTGAGACTGGTCGGCATTCCACAGCGAACGGGAAACCAGCCAGGCGTTGATGTCCATCCCCATTTCCATAAAAGCAATCTGGCGGGCCCCTTCTTCCATTCCTGCAGAAGCCTCATCAAACTGCGCCGCGCGTTCACGGGCATAAGCCAGGTATTCCACACGCTGCAGACCAGACAGTTCATTCAGTACCACCGACTGATTGCCGTAATTAAACGTATCCTGTTTCAGAAACATTTCTCTTCTCCCCGAATAAAAAACCCCGGCGAACCGGGGCTGATGATAAACATGGCCCTGTTATCCCCGGGTACGTCCGGTACTCTTCTCCTCAGCAGGGGCCACGGTCACCTTGACCACCTGCCCCGTACGGCCATCACCGCTCATACCCACAATACTGACCGTCCCTTCCTGGCGGGCAGATACCGTAGCCACAAGGCCGCTCAGGCTTACCGTTGCTGTCTGCGGATCCGTGGAAAACACCGTGAGCGTTTTATCCGAGGCGTTTTCCGGTACAAGCACAAACGTCAGTTTGGACGTTTCACCAGGATGCAGTGTCACCGCCATCGGTGTCACCGTCACACCGGTGACGCTGACCACCTCCTGACACTCTTCCGCCAGGTACGGACGCCCAATCCCGGTGATTTTGATGGTCCGGGTCATCACTTCCGTTGACGTCACCGCTTTGCCCAGCGAACTCAACCAGCCACGAAAAACATCAACTGTGCCGTTGGGATACAGAATGCGGAACGCACAAACCTCGCCGGAATAAAACAACTCAACCAGTTTTTTCTGTCCGCTGTCGCCCGGACGCCATGCCAGTGTGGCAGACGTATCGCCAGCGGTTTTCTGGCCCTGAGATGTGCTCTTCCAGTCCGCATTCTCATCATCAAGATACGTGTCGTCTTCCGCATCAGCCGTCATTTCGCCCGGCTGCAAATCCTTCACCATTGCCAGTCGCAGCCAGTCCGTGTCTGACAATGCAGACGCAAACGGATCTCCCATCCCGGTATACATCCAGAATGTTGTCCCTGCGCCTTTCGTTTTCTCCAGTGGATTCGGTGTGGACATCACTCCTCCTTACATTATTTATTCAGTTCGTGTAGGCGATCTGATACGTGATTTCCGCCATCGCCCACGTCGCCATCTCATCATCGCGCTGGTAGTTAAACCCCTGCGGTGTCATGGTGTCGATCAGCCCGGAAAGCGCCGGTATATGCCTCAGCGCCGGATAAATGCTATTTTCCATCCACTCATCCAGCTCTGAATCCGGTGCCTGCGCACGGATAAACACAGCGATATGCAGAACGGCCTGCCAGTCGTCCTCATCTGTCATTTTTCCGGTATACCGGGCATCGCTCAGCCAGACCGCCACAGCGGGCAACTCCTGTGCATCAATAAAGGCCGGAAGCCCGTCAAAAAATGTGGCGCACTCGCCACACTCCTCACACAGACGTGCCAGTACCGCCTGACGGATTTTTGTATGTCTGTTCATCGTGTCAGAAATAACCTCAGTTGCTGCTTCAGTGCATAACCCAGTTGTTTCGGCATCTCCGTTTCAGCAATATGCCGACTGGCTTCCGTAAATGCCTGCGTCAGCGGTCCGGACAACGGGATTTTCACCACATCAATGGGGTAACGATTTTTGCCGTCAATACGCCGCATCACATGCCAGCGACCGTTCGCCAGTTGCTGAATAAACGCATCCCGGAAAAGATATTTGCCCACCTTCAGCACACTTCCCCGGTACCGTAGCTTTCCGCCACGCCGCGCCAGCCTGACCTGAGCCGCCCCCAGCTTAATGGCTGGCAGGTTGCCCCGGTTAATCCGGATACGGGCATACATTTTTCCTGACGGGCTGGCCTTCAATACCCGGACGCGCTGACGCACCGTTTTCAGGGGGATCCCTTTGACGTGGTTGTCACCCGCAACGGTATTCTGCGCAACCTGCCGGGTAGCTACCGAGACCGCTTTCTGCGCTACACGGTTTATCGCCCATGCGCTGGCCTGTGGCACCATACGGGTATCAAGGCTGTTCAGATTACGGATGGCGTTTTCAAGACCTTTCATAATATCGCCCAGTACTGATATCACCCCGGGAAGTGTCACACCGTTGCAGGCGGATATAACAGCATCCCCCGTCGTCCGGAGTAATGCGATCCACCCGAAAAAGATCCCCACCAACCTCCAGCGTATCCAGACGGCGCAGTCCCGTAATATCTGCTGTTTTCACAAACAAAGACGGTGAAGAATCTTCAAACCGTACTCCTCCGGCAACGAAAGAAATTTTTTCAGGATCATCAAAAACACCCCTGAGTGTTTTTCCTTCAAGCTGACCGGACGTAATTACCGCCGTAATCCCCATATGACAAAGAATGACCTCGTCAGCCATGGCGACGGCGGCATCAAACGGATTATCGAAATCTGCCACCTTTCCACCACATTCAACACATTTTCACGAGGCCACTTTCTGCCATGCTGGCTGCCACCACAGCAGATACACGAAACACTTCTCCCGGACGTACAAATTCCACGGGGTTATCCCGTGTGCCGTGGAGTGCATTGACATGTAACATCACCACAGCTTTGACCATGACCATATCCACAGAATTTCGGTTCTCACTCTCCCCACGTTCGGATCGTGTTTCGTTTTTTTGTTGTGGTTCTTCATCATCCTTATACAGGCCGTCTGAACCATCACTTAATTCTTCTTCCCACTCCGCCAGACGTTGTTCAAGATCAGCTTTAGAGCCTGAAATATCGGCATCGCGCCCGAGTGCTACCGCCAGCTCCTGAAGACGCGCTGTTATTTCTTCTTTTGTCATCACATCTCTCCTGTGCGATAAAGAAAAAGGCGGGAATATCCCACCTGACCTTATTTCACCTTAACTACCACAAACGCGTCCGGATCCGGCAACACCATCAACGGCGCAGATTGCGTCATGGTATATTCGCACCCCGGGTCCCCCACCTCTAACCAGTGTTTCGGATAACGAATTGCAGAGGTGATCCCTTCACTCAACGCCTGGTTATCCTGGATTGCGCCATAACAACGGACACCATCCACCTGAGTGTTTCCAAGAATCAGTGTGCCTTCCGGCAGATAGCGCTGCTCATCCCCGCTTTCATCAACATACGTTGTTTTCGCCACCATGATGGCCAGATCACCGTAATAACCTTTAAAAGAAACCACGGAACCCAGATCTTTCAGCGCGGTTTCCAGTTCAGATTTTGAGCCACGGCGGGTATCCAGTTTTTCACGAAACAGCTTAAAACCGTTCAGCATACGCCAGACAGTACCGTCCATAATCGCAATATTGATGGTACCGGAAGCAAAATCGCAGTACGCATCCAGATCATGCGTCGGATCAAAGGTGTCAACATTCTGTTTTGACCATTCGCGTCCATCTGCCTGCGTTATGTTATTGGCGGCAGAACGTCCAAAATCCACTTCCACCGTCTCAAACTGTTCACCGCTCATGGTGTACTTACCCTGCAGAACAGCGCTGACCGCCTGCATTTCTTCCACCTGCACAATCGCCTGCTCTTCCTGTTTCAGGTTGTCAGTCAGAATACGCAGGCGACGGTAGGCCGGGTCATTAAGACGGGCCGGATCTTCCCCCGGAAGACGCTCCACCGCCTGCTGATAATCCAGCCGGTGTTTTGGTTTAACATAGCCGGGGCGTAACACGCGGGTTTCACCACCACGACTGCGCAGTACCTTACCTGACACAACCGGAGACACATATGCCGCAACCGGTGTTTTTCCAGTGATTTTATCCAGCATCACTTCCTGAGTATGGAAAGTGACCGTACGACGAAAAAACAGCTCCAGAAACAGCGCACGGAATTTCACTTTCTGCTCGGTGTAGCCGAGCAACTGACGCGTGGTAAATAACCCCATAATTGACTTTCCTTTAAAAACACAAACGGGCCGCATCACGACCCGTTTTTTCAGTTAATCATTTCACCATCAGGCGTGGCTGATGGCACTTCCCACAAACGCGTTGGCTTTTTTCACCGCATCCACCGAATCCGGCCAGACCAGCGATTCGGTGGCAAACGTACCACTTTTGTAGTACGTCAGTGTGGGCTCGGTCCCGGCCAGCGCCAGTACCAGCACCCCCACAGCCGTTCCGGCTTTCTGACCATCCCATGCCACCAGTTTTCCGCTGGCGTCATCCAGCATCAGTGGCGTCAGTGAAGGCGTGGCAACACTGATACCACTGGTACCTGTTGCGGTATATACCGGATCGCTTCCGGCAAAAATGCGCCCGTCCGCGCGCTTTTCTGTGGTGGTTTTAATCATTTTCTCAGTCTCCTGATTTATCTGAATCACGGATCCACGCTTACGGCATACTCATCAGCAGTTCTTTTTCCCCGTTCCCGGCAGTTCCGCCACCGGAAACGGCACTGGCGGCATGCTGTGCCATGAAGCGCTCAAAAAGTGTTACCTGTGACGGTTGCGATACTGATGGCGCAGCTGCCAGCAGCGTTTTCGCCTGCTCCACTGTCATTCCCGGTTGTTCAGCCAGCGCCTGTGCCAGTTTTTCGCGTCCTTTTGCTTCCGGCAACGCAATAATTTGATCGCCGGAACTTGCCGTGCCGGTTGCCGGTGCCGCTGCCAGTAACGTTTTCGCCTGCTCCACCGTCATTCCCGGCTGTTCAGCCAGCGTCCGTGCCAGTTGTTCACGTCCTTTTGCTTCCGGCAACGCAATAATTTGATCGCCGGAACTTGCCGTGCCGGTTGCCGGTGCCGCTGCCAGTAATGTTTTTGCCTGCTCAACTGACATTCCCTGCTGACCTGCCAGCATCTGCGCCAGTTTTTCGCGTCCTTTCGCCTCCTGACAATTCAGGATCCCCATCACGCGCTGATTTTCCTGGGACACCGCTTCAGCAACGGTGAGATTTTTTGGTGTCATCGTATTCTCCTGTGTAACAGAGTCGTTCAGAGCAGAAACCATTACATCAACGGCATCTGCAGCATTAATCAGTTGATCAGCCAGGCCTGTATCAATGCCTGCCTGACCGTCATAAACGGCAGCCTCGGTATTCATCACCACCTCTGAACTCAGCCCCGTATAAAGTGCCACCTTGTCGACAAACATCCGGCGGGCATCATCAATACGGCGCTGAAAATCCGCACGCACACCTGTCGGCAACGCCTGAATACTGTTGCCGTCAACCTTGTGCTGCCCGGAGTAAATCAGCGTGATATCCACGCCTTCCTGTGCCAGTTGTTTCTCGTAACTGGTGTGCGCCATCATCACACCAATCGAACCAATTTTTGCCGTCTGCGTGACCAGCCGACGCGTACAGGCCGCCGCCAGCAACATGGCGGCTGAACAGGCCATGTCATTACACAGCGCCCACACGGGCTTCTGTTCCCGCAGACGGTAAATCATGTCAGCACAGTCAAACGCCCCGGCAGCCTGACCGCCCGGACTGTCGATATCCAGTAAAATGCCGCGTACATCCGGGTCGTTCACCGCTGACTTAAGACGGGCAGTCAGACCGTCATAACTGGTCATACCGGAATATGGCTGCAGGGTACCCATTTTATGTACCAGCGTGCCGCTCACCGGCAGAATGGCAATACCATTTTTCACCTGGTAACTCTTTACCGGACGCGGACCACCAGTCATATAATCGGTAACCTCCAGCTGCATACCATCGGCATCAAGCTGAACGGCCTGCTGCGGAACGGCAAGGCTGCCCGCCCCCATCTCCTTACCCAGTGCGCAAAAGAAAACCCGCGCATAGGCGGGTTCCAGTAAAAGCGGCTCATTAAATGCCATCGCGGCAATATGTGATAAATTACAGCGCATCGCCTTTTTCTCCCGTTGTCTGTCGGATCTGCTGTTGAAACGCGTCCTTTATCCAGACCGGACGCGGAAGACCGGCAGCCTGTCGCTCCTGAGTTTCCCGTAGCTGCTGGCGGAAAATCTCCTGATAGTCATCCCCCATCAGGGCCAGCTCTTTCTCGTATGTACTCAGGCCGCCTTCAATACGCATCACCGCTTCCTGCACTTCCTTAAGGCCATCAATCGCCATACGACCGGCACCAATCCACTCGGCACGGCACCACCCGGAACGGGCCTCCCAGAATGAGAAACGGGATTTCGGCGGACGGATCACACCACGAATAAGGGCTTCCTCCATCCAGCAGGCAAACATCTGTGACGCCAGGCGACTGGCCACAAATTTTCGTTTTCCCATAAAATACCGCCACGACTCATTGGCGGATGCCCTGGCACTGGAATAACTGACCTGTGAATAATCACGGGAAAGCTGCTCATACGACACACCCAGTCCGGCAGCAATGTAACGTAACAGCGCCTTTTCCAGTTCAGAAAAACCATTATCCGCATTCTGGGCTGTCTGCAGATTCAGTGAATCTCCCGGGTAAAGATGCGGAATACGGACCCCGCCCAGTTTTACCGTATTGGTGGCGTAATAACGCGCGTAGCCTTTCATGATGGTGTTCAGGGGATTTTTACCTCCATCTCCCACCCCGGCGATATATTCAAACGCTTTTTCCGAATCCAGTGTGGATTCAATCGTGGCGGCATACATGGCGCGAACCACCGCCGACTGCAGTTGCGTGGCCTGCAGTGTGTCGAGCATCTTGAGACGCTCCATTACAGAATAAAACTGGTTGGCCCCGCGGGTCTGCCCGTCTTCCTGTGGCTGAAACACATGGATCATTCCCGGTCGTCCGGAAGGCAGTGTTGCCGTAATTCGTGTCCATTTACTGACACCGTAGCCGGGCCAGTCATCATCCTGAACATGGTAGGCCAGCGCTTTTCCGTGTCGGTTTATTTCCACCCCGGCACGCATAAAACGATCGCTGGTACCATAACCGGGTGTACTGACACGCTTCGGGCTGATGGTTTTGAATTTCGTCCGGAATAATGACGTGGATTCCGCATCCCATACGGGCTGGACAAAAATTTCACCGTTAAACGTATGGACCCCCACCCCTTCACGAATGAATTCGGTAAACGAACGACGCCCTTCCACATCCATCATACCAAACACCGGATCGCAGTATTCCATCCACGCCGCCTCAACATCTTCAATAAAAGCATGTGAATCTGCTTCCGACATCCCCAGCCAGCGCCAGTTGGGACGGTAACTCAGACGAAACATGTGCCCGACAATATGATCCTTATGAATTTCCACTGCATTCGATGCAATACCGTTGTTACGGACCAGATCATCCGCGCGGGCGTTACCCAGATGAATGGAAGGTAAGAGCGCCACGTCGGCACTTTCCGGTGCAGGCAGCCATTCTGCCATTTGCCCACCGAACCCGGAACCACCACCAGAATATCCCATGCTTTGCCGTAAAGGCTGCCCATGAATATCCACCAGTTCCCCGTTCACAGCCCCACTCCTGCCGGGCCACGACGCCGTCCGGATACACCCAGCGCACTTTCCAGCTCTTCAATATACTGACGCAGTTCACCAATTGTCGCCCGCGAATACTGAACCTGACGCCCGTCCTTGCTGACGGAAACCACAGCACGTCCGATCATCAGTTCATGTAACGCCCGGCGGGCATCGCATAGCATTTCATGCGTATAAATCATCACTTATCCTCCACTCAGAGCAGCTGCGATTTCTTCAATAGTCATTTCATCGTCGTCCTGTTCATCTCTTCTGGCGCGGGCCAGTGCATCCAGATCCAGTTGCCACCGCTGAACGGAAATGCGCAGCGCTGCATAGGCATACACCAGACAGTCCAGAGCTTCATTACGCCGTTTTCTGGCATCCCACTGGAGTTTCACCCGCCCGTTCACAACTTTTTCAACCAGCTCTTCTGCCACGAGTTGTTTAGCTTCAACATCAGAAAAAATGTCCGGGTTATCCGGAAAACGGAAGGTATACGGTGCGACTTCACTGGGAGATACCACCGGCAGGGCAAAACGCGCATACAGCATTTCCTTGACGGTATCGGAACCCACCTCACACAAAAACACCCCACGCTGGTTTCGCTTTTTTGGCATGGTGATCACCGGCTTGCCGTACACCGACGCCCCTTTGATGGGGAGCACAAAAAAAGTGCCGTGTTTTCTGGATCGCTGATACACAATGTCCTGGTCAATACCACCGGTATCCCAGCAGACGCGGGAAATGGAAATTTCAGTGCCATCTGCATGACGGTATTTTTTCCGGATCACGGCATCAACGCGTTTAAGGGTGTCCTCATCTTCCGGTCTCCCCATGATGATCTGCTTGTCAATCAGAAAAGCTTCTTCGCCAGGAGCCCAGCCCCAGACATAAATCTCATAACGGTTTTTCTGAGAGTCGATCCCTGCGGTCAGGTAAACCACCCGCAGGGGAACCTGCGCATCATAGTGGCAGACTTTTTCCAGCAACAACTCAAAGCTCAGTTTTTCTGCCACAGCCTCTTCATAAGGCTCCCCCAGCGTGGTGTTAATGAACGTCTTGACGCCATTCGGATCCTTCAGTGCATCAAGCCAGTCATAAACAATCTGTACCCAGGTGGTGAACGGGCTGTATGCCGTCCAGATGTGGTACGAGATTGAGCGCGGTGGCGGGATTTCCTCATCACCGGCGCTGTAAAATGTCAGACCGTCACGCGTCCACATCCCGGTATTGTCACAAATCCACCGCCCGTCGGTCTGGTCAAGTTCCGACTGCCGGATCACACAGCCATTATGTTCACACAGGTAATACACCGTCTCCGGTTTACCCTTCTCCCATTTCAGGCCAAACGGCGTCGCATCATCGCCAAACTTCAGATACTGGGCTTCACCACAATGAGGGCAAGGGACATAAAATCGCATGAAATGCGCAGATTCATTCGCGGCTTTTTCAATCTGGCAAAAACCTTTAATTTTGGGCGTTGAGCCGCGTATGGATTTAGGCCATACCGAACCTTCGATACGCTTATCGCCAAGCAGGGTTGGTGAACCTTCTTTTTCCACATCCGGTTCAAACGAGGAGAGTTCGTCATAGCAGACCACATCCACAGATTTTTCACGGTAGTTTTTGGCAGCAGCTCCGCCCAGACACCAGAATCCCACACCGGAGGAGAAACGTTTCAGGGTAAGCGTGTTGTCCCGATGTTTTCTGCCAAACCACGGAGCCAGCTCCAGTAATACAGGAACGTCTCTTATCGTTGGTTCGACATGGGATTTCATAAAATCTTCTGCCGCAGAATCTGTCGGCTGAAAAAGCAGGCTGTTACGGGATTTGTGTTCAATAAAATAAGCCTCCACCCCCAACAGCATTTTGGTGTAACCAACACGCGCCGATTTAATCAGATTAACGGTGCGGATCCGGTCATTCCCCATGCTGTTCATGATGGCAACCTGAAACGGCAGTGTTTCCCATTGCCCGGGAGTATATGAAGACTCTTTTGGCAGATAATAATACTGATCAGCCCACTGAACTGTCGTCAGTGGTACCGGAATATTGAGAGATACAAGCCCTGTTGCTATCGCACCGGCTGCATTAGCTGCCTTCTGTGCGTCTGAAATCATCAATCCACCCGCCTACGTTCTCACCAGCTTTAGCTGCAACGTTGGAGGCTTTTGCGATTTCAGTTTTCACCACATCAAGGTGTGACGGTGAAATATCCGGATATTTACGCTGTAATGTCAGCGGCACACGTACAAGTATCCCCGAAATCTCCTGTGCCACACGTTGCAGAATGAAGGTAAACAATTCCGTTTCCAGTACCAGCCCTTCTTCGCGGGCATTTTTCAGTTCCTGTGCATCAGCCTGTGCTTTTGTGAGTCGGTAGCGCTCATAGTCAATGGTGCCGGGTTGTAAATATGATTCCGCAGCCGCACGCAAATCCTCGGTCTCTTTGCGGAGTTTTTCGTTTTCAATATCGGCTTCGCGCTGCGCATACCACTGAATTGCCATGGCGGTATCAAATACAGATTCAACCCCCTTACTACCACCAGAGACACAAGAGAGCCCCTGAGACTGCCAGCGTTCAATCGTTCGTGGATCCACGTTGAAAATTTCCGCGAGCTTCTTTTTGTTAACCTTCATAAAACATTTCCATATCAAATGCAGGGTCCGACATGGAAGTGCTCAAAAACGTCTTTTTCGGGCACTTTCATGTCGTACCTTTTACGGATGTGATTTATGAAAAAACAATGAGTTATACACGAGAAGTACCGACACGCTTTTTCCCGAAAAATTTTCATAAATAGCGAAAATCCGCGCCGCTGCCGCCCCGTGGCAGGCCACCCCACCGGAAGGACCCGCACAAATGAGAGCGTTTGTCATTAACATTTACAGATAAGATGACGTACATCATTGAAACGCCATTCAGCCATATACCGGCAGCATTCGTAGTTGCACTCCGTAACTCTGCGACTAAGGTTAAAAACATGGCCCTCTTTTGCCACCGGCAAATCTTCAATGGATTTCCCCTGCCGGTTTTTTATTTTCGTCGATGCATAACATTGCATTTACATCAATAGCGGCTATTGTCATTAGTATGTTACATCAATGCATGGGTGGTATTGGCGGTCTTCGCCGGCCGCTTCTGTGTAGCTGCTCCCTGTGACCGGTTTTTTATTTCTCACATTACAGCAACCCCTTAGAGTGAAGGGCTGCTGTAATGCCTGTTACTCACGAATCAGGCGAGCACTCTTACTATTCATTTCAATACGCTAATACTGCGGTTTACCATCAATGATGTCTGTCATTACGAACACCTCACCCGGCTGCAGTTCAACTGCACCTTCCGGTAATTTCATACCGGCAAATACCGGACAGCCCGGATGGCGATCATCTTCTGTTGCTCCCAGCATTGACTCACCAAACCACGCCGTTGTGGCGCGACCATCAGCAGCCTTGTAGTGGATCAAGTACTGGTTTTCGCCATCCGCATACTGCGCGCGAGCTTTAACCTCACCCCATTCATCACTGATGCGCATCTCCACCAGTTGAGACAACTCAAACTTAAACGGGACAGTAGCGGCACCAATTACAATCGGTTTGTTTTCTGTTGTTTCCATCATCGTCTCCTGATATCGAAGCCCGTCGCCGCACCGGGCACTGATCAACATTTGAGTATTCGCGGCGAAAGAAAGAATTTATTTTATTGAGTAGCCACAAACACAGAATTTCATGCTTTCCGGACGCTGACGCATCCTTCATTTTTCAGCAAAATATTCTGCTCTTACAGGCGATCAGTTCTGCATGCAATGCCGGACACCGTCGACAATTTTGCAGACCTGAGAAGCTGTATCGAAAAGCTGGCGCGCCTTATCCAGGCTGACGCATCCCACCAATAAAAAAGGCACCAGTATCGCTACCAGTGCCCATTTCGCCGCCGTTCGCGGCATTCTGTGTGTCCAGTGTTTTCGCTTCATCTCACTATCCACCAATCAATCCGGATAAGCTCAATACTCGCCAGGTGGTGGAAATGAAAATGGCAACCAACATTGCTGAAAATGAAAGGCCAACAACCACACAGAGAATTCGCGCCAGTTTTATAATGCTATCTGACATATTTACCCCTGCCCCACTTACGATTTCACAGCAATGATCAATTTTGCCATCCCATACAGCATCGGAGACACAGTGATACCGACAGCCACCCACTTAATGGCAAAAGCCACCGCTCTGCTGATGTCATCAGTTACGGGCGCTTTCAATTCAAGGCCGTTTTTCATAGTCAACCTCAACAGAATTAGTTTATACTTCCTCATGTTCTCCTTTGCCTTACCCAGGGTCAGAAACAGAAAACCCCGGACTGTTCCAGCAGCCGGGGTTTTTGCTATCTGATGCTGCCCCCCTTATCTTCGCTCATCGTAACCCCAAAAAAGAGCCTGCATGAGTTGAGGGTGTTCAGCACTTCAGTGTCAGTTTTTAAACTGCTACGCGCTCTTTCATCCAGCCGTAAACAAACGACTCGTTAGCCTCCCGTTTCTCTGCCAGCTCCAGATAGCGGTCACCCTGCGTACAGTTCAGTGCGGTCAGCATTACCAGCTCTCCATCCCTGCCACGATTTTTCAGATATACCCGTAATGCATTAAGAGTACGCGGCCCGATACGTCCGTCTGCATCCATATCCGGATACAGTTTCCCGCGCAGGTTGAAAACGTTCAGCCAGCGTTGAAGCATTTTTGACGCCACGGCTGGCCCCATGTTGACGCCCGTATCACACAACTCTGCGGCAATATCAGGGGATAACGCTGCCACCTGGTCAAAACGTGGTCCATACCAGTAGTCCGCCTCGAGTATTTCCAGCGCCTGTCCGCGCGTCAGATCACGCATATCGCCCTGGTATCCGTGCGCACGGGCAACTTTTTCAGTAATACCCCATTTTGTCGGTCCGCCTTTATCATCCTGGTGATTGACGTAACCGCCCTCTTTTCCCAGAACTTCGTCAAAAATTTCATCTTTCGACTTCATATCAGCGCCTTCGTAATACAAAGATTTTTGAAACGTTCCCGCGTGCGCGAATCACCAACACGCAGAACAGCAGATTAAGCCCCACCGCCAGCCAGTTCGCCGCTAACGGGCGACCGCACAGATAGCTGAGGGGCGCAAAGGCATACAGCAGCATCAGCAGCCAGGCCAGCCATGACATCAGCGGTTTGTGTCTGGAGTCACGACGACGATAAAAAAAGAGCGTCAGCACGATAACCGTGCATAACGCCACATTCAGCAATCCGGGAAGGTTACTTAACATTGCCGCCTCCTCCGCCCCGCAGGCGGGAGAACACACCGGACACCAGTGATGCAATATCCTGCTGGTGGATGAACGAGAGAATCTTCACCGACACCACTGACACCAGTACTGCACACAGTGCGTCGACAGGCGCTCCGTCAAACCCTGTGTGCTTTACCAGCCAGGATGCCAGAACCCCTGCCCCCAGCACGCCGATAATGAACGACACCAGAAAATGCGCCGCCACACGCCAGGCTGAAAGCGCCTGCGGAATTGTTGCCACAAATAACGCCCCGGCGAACGCACCAAACACAATCCCGAAATCCGTTCCGGTAAACAGCCCGAATACCGTCGCCCCACCGAGCGCCGCAGCCGTACCGGAACCGGATAAGGGTTCAGACATACTTTTTTCTCCTGTAAATAAAAAAGGGCCACCAGCGGCCCGTAAAAAACAATACCCCGTCAAAGGCACCCGCAGATGCCTTTTGTGTGGTGTTATTCAGATTTACGCAGTAAAGGCCGGAGCACGACCAGCGCCATCACCACCAGCACACCATCTGCCAGCACCGACATCAGCCGTCCGGTGAAATCCACTGCCACTACCAGAAACAGCAGGATGGCAGCCAGCACAAGGCGCGCACTTTTCACAGGTACTGCTCCAGCGGTAGCTGAAGCGCCTGCGCAATTTTCTTGAGCTGTGCTTCTTCATCCGGACCAATGCCATCCTGGTCAGCGATATCCAGACACAGGCACAGCACATTAACTGCATCATCAGTACCGGCGACATCAGCCAGCTGACGAAGGGCTTCGGCATTGGCTGAACGCGGGGATGCTTCATAACGGGCGCGGATATTGGCGCTCATCTGGGCAATCTCACCGGAGAACGGCGCAAAGGCAGGAAGTGCTGCAATGGTTTTCTCCAGTACTGCGATTTCTTTCGCATCACAGGTGCCGTCAGCGTATGCAATGGAATACGCGCCCCAGACGGTCGCCTCCACTGCGTCGCGGTTCTCCATCTTCTTCACTTCGGTAATGGCCTTGCGGGTTTTCTTTTTGAAAATACCAAACATCGTGACTTTTCCTTTTAGTGGGTGAGCCTGCGCCCGGTGGTGACCAGCCCACAGAGAAAGTCACACTGACCATCCCGTAAGCTCACCCCTGAAAGGCTCTGTGGTTTTTTGATATTCGCCGGGCGTGGCGCGGATATGAAAAAGGCCCGCCGAAGCGAGCCTGGAAAAATAAGCGTGGCGCGTTGTACTGGATTCGAACCAGTGACCGATTGCTTAGAAGGCAATTGCTCTGTCCGGCTGAGCTAACAACGCATAATGCAGATAATAGATTGCCATCGGGGACCCGAGCCCCACACAGCCAGTTTCGAAAGCTGGCACTCTCTGTCGATGAGCTAATGGCGGTATGTGATGGTGGCCCTTGCTGGATTTGAACCAGCGACCTGGCGATTATGAGTCGCTCGCTCTCACCACTGAGCTAAAGGGCCGGGAGCAGAATAATAATGGTGCGTAATTAATTCTGCAATCTCATCCGTTTCAAACGATTAAATCCTGAACTTCCCTGACTGTCTGTTCAAAACGTCCGGTCTCCAGCTCAACACCAATCGCACAACGCCCCAGTGCCATCGCCGCTTTTACCGTTGAACCTGAACCCATAAAAAAATCCGCAACCAAATCACCAGGGTGACTGCTGGCCTCAATTATCTGCCGCAACATATCTGCCGGTTTTTCACAGGGATGTTTGCCCGGATAAAACTGCACGGATTTATGCGTCCAGACATCCGTATACGGAACGGCAGCCGATACGGAAAAATAACGCCGCAAAGATTTATACTCTTCCAGCAGGCTGGCATATTGCCGGTTCAGTTCACTGTATGTGCTGACCAGCTGGTGGTGTGGCTTTTCCAGTTCCCCTCGCTGATGCTTTTCTGCCGCAACACGCGCAAACAACGCCTGCAATTTGTTGTAATCACCCTCGTTCGGTAATTGCCACTGACTGGTACCAAACCAGTGCGAAGCCATGTTTTTCTTTCCGGTGGCTTCCGCTATCTGTTTTGACGTTATTCCCAGTGATTCACGCGCATCACGAAAGTAAGAAATCAGCGGGGCCATGACGTGCTGTTTTAGCTCACGCCCCTTTGCCTCATAGCCGTCATTTTTGGGCTGGTATGGCCCCTGATAATGTTCTGCAAACAGAATGCGCTCTGTTGCCGGGAAATACGCCCGCAGGCTTTCCTTGTTGCACCCGTTCCAGCGCCCTGACGGCTTCGCCCAGATAATGTGGTTCAGCACATTAAAGCGCTGACGCATCATGATTTCGGTGTCAGATGCCAGGCGATGACCACAGAACAGGTAAAGACTTCCTGCGGGCTTCAGTACCCGCCAGAACTGCGCCAGACACTGATTCAGCCATTTCAGGTAATCATCGTCGCCCTTCCACTGGTTATCCCAGCCCTCGGGCTTCACTTTAAAGTATGGCGGGTCTGTGACTATCAGATCGACAGAATTTTCCGGTAAGGTCTGGATAAATTCCAGACAATCAGCGTTGATTAACTCACAACTGGATATTTTTACAGTATTAGCCATAGATCAATAAGCACTTCTCTGATAGGCTCATACCGCTTTTGCGCAAAGCAGATGGGCCTGAGGTTTGCTTGTGACCACAACGCATGAGCAGATGGCTGGCAGGGGCCGCTAACACCCACCAGCCGCCCATTACCACAAATTAAAAAACCTTCACCGCGGAAGGCGTCTGTAACAACCGAACTGATAATCTGCCAGACCCGCCATAACAAGCTGGGTCAGTATTAACTGGCAGCGTTCGCGTGAAAGGTAAGTATTCTGCGCAATCTCCCCGACGGTCGCCGGTTCGGTGACGCTTAATTCATTAAACACCACTCTGGCAGTTTCGGTCATATCCTGCTGTTTTAGCATGTCTTTTTCCCTTTTCTGGTTAACGTGACATACCAATAACTCTTGTCGAAAAAGCCAGCAAGCTGAAAGACCGGTATTCGCAACCACCAGCACGTTTAACGTACTGCGCCGTTTTTCGGACACAAAAAACCGCCTGGCGGCGGGTTTAAGCTGTGTGGCGAAGTAACCACTCTTAACAGCATATTTGATTTTTTACGATTGTAAACATCTGTTCGGCGATGTCTTTTTACGATAAAATTTAGTCGAACTTTTCTTGTACGATAATTCACAAGCAGGCCCATATGAAAAAAATAGCATTGACATTATTAAGTACATTGATCATTACAGGGTGTACGGCTCAATCTTCCGCAGAAAACAGAAATAGTGATCATTATGCGTATTTAAAGAAATGCGAAAATATCACCTTGGACAACACGCCCCAGCAAGTTAACAAAAATAATTTTTTAAAGCTTCTATATAAGGGAGAAATGATAATCAACACTACACAATTTATTACTTCCAGCAAGCAAGATATGTTAGTGAGAGTTGGCTGGGATCCCGATATATCAAAAGCAATCGCTGACTGCGACATCGAGCAAATGATGATCGTTTTAAATGCAGCAAAAGAACCATTTGAAAAACTCAAGGCAAACACAAAATCACCTACAGAGCGAGAAGCATTAATCAAAACGTATAGCGCATGGGAAAACTACGTAAGTTCTCCATCCAGAGAAAACAAAAATAATTTTAACGAAAAAGCGAGTTATTATAAAAACATTTAATTCATACCCTCTCCGCATGGAGAGGGTATGTGAGTTAAGTTTTATCAGTCCATGTCCAGCTTGATATCAAGCATCATCAACATGCCGTCAACTATCCCTTCAGCCTTTTGCAACAAACGGCCAACCCAGCAATCCGAACGACCATGCTTTCGTGCTAGCGCCATAAACGTCATGCCCGCCACGTAATAATCTACCAGCAAATCGTGTAATTCTTTGTTGTTCTTATTCAACCGGGCCATACAGCCACAAATGATCATTGCGTCATCGTCGGAACATTGCGGACGCGATTTAACTTTCGACGGTATTAATCCTTTAAAGCCAGCAGCAATCGATGGCCATGTGACATCCTCATGATTATTTGCCACCCACGCTCCCCAACGCTCAAGAACCATCTGAATATCACGTGCCATCGTTACCACCTGTAATTTCGTAAATCTTCACGCCCAGCCGACCACCAGGTACAAGCTGACTGCGCACAATATTAATTTCATCAAACTGCTCGTCGTCGATAAGCAGTCCCGCATGTGTCAGTGCATCCAGTGGCGCTTTCAGGATATTGTCCAGGTCACGACGGCGCTTATCCGGTGGCTCCACAATAATCCTGATCGCCAGCCTTCCGGACAGATTTAATTTCAGTCGCTGCTGGCGAACAATGAGCGCCACATCACGGCGATAACGCTCACCGGCTTTTGATACAAAATATGTACTGCCACGACGTCGCCAGTAGGTGTTCACCGTTGGCGGGTAAGGCAAAACAAACTCTATACGCATCAGTAACCTCTTTTACCCGAGCACGCCGGTTGCAAAGGCGTGATCAAGAAAACGAAAAATTAAATCAATCTGGGAACCATGCTTTTCTTCAAATGCCAGCGGATCAGCATGAAGTTCATTGTGATGCTCCCGGCACAGCGGTAGCGTGAAAATATCGTGGGCTTTTGTCCCCATCCCTCCCTGACCGTGACCAATCAGGTGATGGGGATCGTCGGCTGGCTTACCACAACATGCACACGGCTGTGTCTTAACCCAGCGCGTGTACTTTTCGTTAACCCAGCGGCGACGTTTAGGTCGCTTCATGAAAGATTCAGGAGACTCCGGATCAACGGCAATGCTGACCACCGTCTTTTCCTGTGGTGGGTTCTGTTGCTGGTGGGCGTGAGGCGGTAGCACAATATTTTTTGTGCGCTGCTTCAGTATGCTGGTGGCTGTCTGCTCTCCCGGTATGATGTCGCTTTCACGGTACACAGAGCGGATTTTTTCCGCACGTAACCCCAGAGAACGACGTAATACTGCCTCCGGAAGCGCGTCCGCCACCTGATTGCGGACCGCCCACCAGGATAATTCAGCCAGCGATAATTCCCGCTCCTGCGTGCCATTCACTGCATGGCGTATGACGTCAATCATCCATGCTGACAGGTTTTGATGAGCAAGTTGCCCGAGTGATTCGGATGTCTGGTCACGCAGCTGGTTGTCGCAGTGCCAGCACAGCACCATCGCGCCGGTACCGTAACGATGTATGACGGTTTCACTGTGATGGTAGTCACCATGAGGCCACTGGCAGGATTTAACATGACGCAGGAGCCAGTCAGACAGTGCACCAGCGCCGCCGGCAGCACGAATCACCCGCTCATCGCTGAAAAATGGCAGCAGAGATTTGTCTTCCGCCAGCGGCTGGCGAACGGCAGGAACGACCCCGGACGGCAGACCGCGCATGCTTTTTGGCTCCGGTTCAACCAGCACTCTGCCGTTATGGAATACCTGCATGGATTCACGACCTGGCTTAACGATAACCACCCCAAGTTCCGGCACCAGAACAGGTCGAAGTAATACCCGCACGTTACCTCCAGATGCGTTGCTGGAATGTGCGGGACGGACGCGGTGGGCGTTCGGAATAAGGGAGTCTGACGTAGATTATCCAGTGACGATAATCGAGGCTGAGGGCTTTCCTAAACTCATACCCACGTCTGCGGTAGTTATGAATCAGCCATTCGGCCTGTTCTTCAGTGCAGGGGTCGTGCTGATACCAGTCATATTTGAATGCGTGCGAACACCGCCCGTGCCTGCTGGCACGAACGGTATCAGAATTGTGTAATTTGGTCTTGTGCGCCATCTGTTTTCTCTGCTGGCGCAGCAGGTGCCAGTTGTTCAGGCTGGCATGTGGATTGTAAACCAGGATGCTCAGAAAAAACAAAACCCGCCGAAGCGGGTTAAGTGCGGGTGCATTGAGGATGCCTGACACATCAGAGGTGGCGAGGGATTTCTCCCCCGCCAGGTCTCTTACTCCTCAGGTTCGTAAGCTGTGAAGACAGCGACCTCCGTCTGGCCGGTTCGGATTCGTACCTCGCAGAGGTCTTTCCTCGTTACCAGTGCCGTCACTATGACGGTTAAACAGATGACGATAAGGGCGATTAACATCGCCTTTTGCTGCTTCATAGCCTGCTTCTCCTTGCCTTTCGGCACGTAAGAGGCTAACCTACATTTGTGAGACATAGATTGGGCCTCAGATTAATGTTAAGCGTCTTGCAGGACGCGTAATGTTAACTGGGGCTTTTCTCTATCTGCCTTTTGGTGTTCATGCCTGAGGCAGATAGCCTCAAGCACCCGCAGCAATTCTAACTATCCAATAGATCAATGCCAACTTCTTTTCCTGCAACATCTCTCATCATAAGTGACCAAAATTCATCCAATCAGCACAAAAGAAACATTTAAAGCGTGAATGCTACCGAACGTTCATTTCAATTACATCGTTTTGATTTTTAACACTTTTTACCTCAACAAATCAAATGGCATTAGCATTCATCATGGAAGAAAGACTGATAAAAATGATCATTTTCAATGACTTATGATCACACCGGGTATTGCCAAGTCATTCCTTTTACGCCAGGATACCCACAAGTGAGTAGTCGAGGAGAGTTTGCCAATTTTTGCGATATAAATTTCAATGTCCGAAGAACCATTAATTGTTAATTGATTCTGTATAAGGTATTAACATGACAATTTCATATATTCCTATTCTGAAAGCGAAACGTTCTGAGTTATCAGCTTTATCGCAGCTATCCATTGAAAAGAAATCAAAAATTTTGCCATTACTCGAAATTGAACCAGTGCCAATTGACCCTGATTCAGGTATTGCCTTAAAGAGTTATAACGAGACTCTTATAGAGTTCGGAAAGAAAGTCTCAAAATCTTGCTCAGATATGCAAGGTGTTTATATTGATGGATTATTAATTGAAGAGCATTTTATTTCTCCTGAAGATCATTACCCTATAATAAATGCGGTTAATCAAGTTAGAGATATGGGGATAAGAGTTATTCCTGTCAGTTCACCAACTCGCCCATCTAACTATAAAAGAGCGATTGATGAATTAATGCAGAATGAAATATGCTTGAGATTAACCACGTTAGATCTGGTTAACCCACAATTAATAACGCATTACATTAATCATCTGGGAATTCCTTTATCAAATATTGATATAATTATTGACTTAAGAGATGAGTTAACCGAGGATAAACTTAATTCCGGCGAACTATATACTTTGGCAATGGGATTGATAAACAATCTGGCGCACCTCAATGAATACAGAAAAGTGATTCTTTCTGGGGGTTCATTTCCTACAGATCTCAGTGATATTTCTGTTGGTCTATATTCTCAACCTCGAATCGAGTGGATTTTATGGCAGAGTTTAATGAATAGAAAAGAACTTGCCAGAAATGTGATTTATAGTGATTATGGAGTACAGCACCCCGACTTTAATAGGCTTTCGACGCGATTCCCTAGCGTATCTGCCAGCGTCAGATACTCTGGAGATAATGACTTTTGGGTATTTCGAGGAAGAGTAGCTAATCGCTTTGGTTATGAACAATATGGTAAACATAGTGAGGATATTCTTGCTCATCGAGAATATTCAGGGCCTACATTCTGTGCGGGAGATAGAGACATAGAATATTATGCAAACGAGTATCAAGCCTACAAAGCCAATCCCTCTGGTAACTATAAATTTGGTAGCCCAGAGGTATGGCGTAGGATTGGGCAAAACCATCACATAACTAAGGTTGTTGAGCAACTCGCCACTCTTTACGGGCTTTAAGTTTAACTCGAACAGCTTCACGAAGCTCGCCAACATCCATACTATTGGCGAGTTTTGACCATAAGACGCGTTTAGGTTTATTTTTCAAATTCTGTAGCTCCCCTACATCACTTAATAGGGAAAGCAATTCATCTTTCCAAAGAAGCATTGTTAAGGAAAGTTTGTCCACTTGTGGATTCAACTTGCTAGTTCGAATTGTTTTTAAATGGATACCTTGCCGTGCACCTTGCGTAACTTGCTTTATCCCCCACCATGATGGAACTATGCTTAAAGCATCATAAAGATGGCAATCAGAGACAACCAAAGTTACTTTATCCATCACTGATGAGTAATGTTGCACCTGCGCTGGTAATCTGAGCAAGTTATCACTCTTGCTCTTCAACTCATAACCATGTATAAGCCCATTGATCACTGCTATATCAGCTCTGCTAGCCCCTAGATTCATCGTAAACTCATCAATGATTAGGGTGTCAGGATCTTTATGATGATCTCTCAGAATCTTGGCATGCACAGCCTTTCTTACATCAATGTCTCTCATACCATAGTTGCGCTTTCATCGACTCTCTCAAGCCATGATTCTATATCATGGTTCGCATGAATGCCATTTGATATGACCAGTGGTTAAACATTGCACAGAAAAGTGGATGTGTATTTTAACAAAAGCAATGACGGCTAACCATGTTGGTATGTCGATAAAATTTTTCAACGTAAGCATTATCTGTTCCGCCCTTTCAGACGGCCTCCTGATGTTCTGAGGGTGCAGAATCCCTCCGGTTAAGGATTTAATAAAAATCGTTTCTGATTTAAATCTTCAGTATTTAGTTGTTAGTCGGTTTATAGCCTTTATGCTTCGGCCTTATTTCTCAGCCATACACAAATCGGGCCATCTTCGGTGTCATGTATTGAACCAATAAACCATCCATTGCCCTCTGGTCGTTCCGGTTCCCATGCAGAAATATCAGCATCACACGCATCAAGGTCAGCACATCCTTCATCTCTGAAGCAGAGGACGTATTGAAGATTATTTTCCTCCATCCAGGCGTTAAACTCTTCCGTTGAAATATATTCCCGACCGTCACAGAATTTCTCATATTCAGGATGTGCCCAGCAGCCATATTCATCACGTTCTACTGGTATTTCTTTAATTTCATTCATTTCTGTTCTCCCACGTTTTCAGACTTTCACCACAGAACGGACAAAATGAAACCCGAACTGGTAATTTAGAAAATTCACCGGAACGCAACATCACAAAATCAGGACCGCGAGTTAAACTCTCATTCCAGATTTTGTATATCAGCAGACCTTTTCGCATCGTGTATTCAGCATCATGCTCAAGGGACTTTGCCAGTGCTGCGCATGGTTCTATCTTGTTGCCATTAACCTGGCATTTTGATTCACTGACCTGCCCCCACGATTAGATACAACACTCAGTTAGTAACGTCGGAATCTTCATTCTCAGAATGACCCTTTCTCCAGCCCGCTGCAAATTCAGACGGTGTCTGATAATTCAGCGTGGAGTGCGGGCGGCATTCGTTATAATCCTGCCGCCAGTCATTAATAATTTTCCTGGCATGAACGATATCGCTGAACCAGTGCTCATTCAAACATTCATCGCGAAATCGTCCGTTAAAGCTCTCAATAAATCCGTTCTGCGTTGGCTTGCCCGGCTGGATTAAGCGCAACTCAACACCATGCTCAAAGGCCCATTGATCCAGTGCACGGCAAGTGAACTCCGGCCCCTGGTCAGTTCTTATCGTCGCCGGATAGCCTCGAAACAGTGCAATGCTGTCCAGAATACGCGTGACCTGAACGCCTGAAATCCCAAAGGCAACAGTGACCGTCAGGCATTCCTTTGTGAAATCATCGACGCAGGTAAGACACTTGATCCTGCGACCGGTGGAAAGTGCGTCCATGACGAAATCCATCGACCAGGTCAGATTGGGCGCCGCCGGACGGAGCAGCGGCAGACGTTCTGTTGCCAGCCCTTTACGACGTCT